ACTCATCATCTCCAGACGTTCCATCAGAAAAATAAATAGCACCATTGCTAGACGTACCAGACCTTATAGTGATCCCACTATTACTAGTATCTGCAATTGTAAACTGACTAGCACTTGCTTCCCCCTCTGTGGTTGTGCCAATCATCATACGACCTGCTGCATCAATCCTTACTTTTTCCCCATTATTCACATTGAATACTACTGGGTGGTTTGATGCTGAACCAAAAGTTGCAACACTATCTTGAGAAAACATATAACTAATACAGTTATTTGTTGTATCTTTTATTAAAATGGCTGGATTTGCTGCTCCATTAATTTCTAACAATTGACCTGGAGCATTAGTTCCTATTCCCACTTTGCCATCAGAACCTTGCACAAAAAACGCATTGGCGTCGTTATCTGATTCAATACGAAAGTCAAAGTCTATGCTGTCCTCATTAAAGACTGTTTCAGTTGATTTAAAAAACATTCGGTTACGCATTGTGCTTGCAACAGATGTTGTTAACTGAAGTTGACCATCTACAGCTCCTTGAGAAGCATCTCCTATATTACTCTGAAGAATTGCAGTCTCAACAAGATTCCCAGCATCATCATCTGCCAACCAACGAACTCTCCCAATAACATCTCCATCAGCTGGAGAACCACTATCTCTCCGTAAATCTATTTGCGGACCTATGTTATTGTCAGCATCTGTAGATGTCAAAGTTAACTGTGATGTATTATCAGCAGTAGTAATTGTCACACCATCTGCAAAAGTTGCTCCAGCATTAAATGCTGCTGAACCAGCCGCAGACATATCAATAGTAAGAGCAGTAATTCCTTGACCACCATCATTACCTCTTACAACAAAATCTGCATCTTGCGGACCGACTGTAATTCTGTATGAAGTGCCAGATATATTACTATGAGTAGCAATCAGAGTTCCATCATCATGAATTAATATATCACCACCATTAGCATCTAATGTTATATCGCCCTCAACATCAAGAGTAAAAGTATCGGTTGCTGTAAGTGTGTCAGCATTAAGTGTCATTTCATCTACTACTAATGAACCACCACTAATAGCACCAGAAGCTGTTAGAGATGTTATGTTAGGGTTTGCACCACTTCCTGCAAGACTAGCCATGTCAGCAATAACAGCAGAGGTTGCAAGCAATGCCATATCAGCGACAATGTCAGTAGTTGCCAATATATTTAAGTCGGTGACAATAGCTGATGTGGCTAATGTATTAAGGTCAGCAACAATATCTGTCGTAGCCAACAAAGCCATATCTGCAACAATATCTGTCGTAGCTAATATATTTAAATCAGCAACGATAGCACTTGTCGCTAACGTATTCATGTCAGCTATAATATCTGTTGTTGCAAGCAATGCCATATCAGCAATTACATCAGATGTAGCGAGCAAAGCCATATCTGCAATAACCGCACTTGCCCCCAAAGCTGCAATCTCTGAATCTGCACCAGCAACAGTATTTATATTAGTTTGTTCTGAGCTTGTTGGTTTTACATCAGACCAAGCAGATCCAGTATAAACTTTCATACCACTTGATGTGTTAAAATATAGATCTCCAGCATCTAAATTTGATGATGGATCAGAACTAGCTGCTCCATGATATTGTCTGGTAAATGTTGTTAATGTTGAAGCGGCATTTGTTGCACTAGTTGCAGCTTCACTAGCTTTTGTTGTCGCAGTAGTTGCAGAAGCCGCTGCTGCTACAGCATCAACTAACACAGCGAAATGGTCCGTATCTGTTAACGCATCACCTATAGCAGAAGCAGCTACACAAATATAAATATTGTTTAACTGAGCAGTAGTTGTTGCTTTAATTATATCTCTAACAAGAAAAGCTGCTGTTGTAGTTGTTGCACTGTTCCCCTTAAAAGTTCCTAACTCTTGAGTTACCGCCAGCTCGCCAGAACCATCAAATGATAAAACTTTATTAGCTCTATTTGCTGCTGACGTTGTAAATTCTGTAGATGTCATAGTGTTAGTTCTTGACAACTTAATGCTTCTATTTACTTCTTCCTGCATTTGCTGATTAATAAATGTGAGTTTATCTAACGCATCTTCATGCGTAGCCGCTGGAAAAGGATCATTGGCAACGTAATCTGTAGCTTGTGTAATAGCCATGTTACGTCTTATAACAACAGTAACTCCACTAGCAGGAGCACTTCCAAAAACAACATTACCACCATTTGCATTTCCTGCATTGGTAACTGTGTAGTGAGTTGTTAGAGTTTTTACAGTTTCTACGCCTGCTGCCGATCTAAGTATGACTGTTAAGTCAGCGTCAGCAAATATCTTAAAGCCATAAGCAAATGTTGTGGTACTTGCGTTGCCGCTGTAACTGTTTTTTGTAGTTGTACTGCTAACTGTCATAATTATCTCCAATAGCAGAAAATGGCATATAAGTCCACTTTCTCGTTAATAATATATTATTTCTCAAATTAATCAAATTCATTTTAATCAACCTTTGCTGATTCAGGCAAATCTTCAAGCATTTTATTCATAACATTTGTTATTACCAAAGCGTTTTGAAAAGGTATTATAGATTTAGCGGCTCTACCATGTGATTGTGAAAATTGATATTCATCTGCGTTTAAGATGCTTCGAGAAAAACCTGAACCAGCTTTCCCTAATTTGTCCACTAAATCAATAGTTGGGTTTCCTGTAAAAAAATTAGATGCTAATCCTGTAGTTCTTCCATAAGCAAATATTGGTTCGTCTTGATGAAAATATGTAGCTGTATCAACTATTCCTGGTAGAAGTGATGCCCATGAACTTCTTTGAAAAGCAGCTTTACCTATTTCTTTAACACTTAATCTTTCTTCTAAAAATTCTGACTTATCATCTCTTAATATTGATTTTGCATGAGTTTGAAGTGTATAAGCTGCACCTGCAAAAATTGACGAGTACATCATAGATGAGTATGCTGCAAAATCATTTCTTTTTATATTATGCAAAAATTGTTTAGTATATGAAACAATCATAAACCCTCTAAATTGAGTTAACATTTTTCCCATTGTGCTTGTCATATGTATATTTAAATTTCCAACATCATTTTGTTGTATAGCTTGTCTTGCCCAACGAGTGATAGCCACAGTAAAAGCATCTCTAGCACCTGGATCTGTCCAGTTATCTAAATTAGTATTTCTTATTTTTCTGCCTTTAAAAAAAGTAGATGGTGTTGTTATTGACACATTTCTAATTTGGTCAAACACTCTTTGTGCCATATCTTCGTCTAAACCAAGACTGTTCATTCTTGCTGCAATATCTTGTTCTATTGTGCTGTTGCCTAGTTTTTTAAAATTTATTCGCTTAACTCCATAAGCTATATCAGTTAAAGATTGAACTGCAATTTTTGCTGCACCTCTTTCTAAGGCAACTGTTATTGGAGCCATACCAGAAATATCCGCTGTCATTCGTTTTAAAGGTTGAAGAAAATTAGTAGCTTTGTCTATCAAATCACTACCTTCGCTTACATGAATATCGTGCGAGTCGTAACGATTTGATTGCTGCCTAATCCTTCTGTCAACTCCAATCCCACACCATGCTTCAAGGTCTCTCCCAACAGCATCTAACAATTCTCCATTTTTTGCTCTTTTTATTAATCTTGCAAATTCAGGAATAACTCTAATTATACCTCGTACACCATCAATAGAAACAGCATTTCCTAATTCTGCAACTTGAGCAAACCCTACTTGGTTCATAGCTCTTAAAAAGTTATAATCCATTAAAAGCCTTGCCATTCTATTTGCCTTTGACCCTGGATTTTGTATGGTTTTTGGAGGTCTACCAAGAATTAAATCATACATAACATCAAATTTATCAACATCAGCTTGACCTAATTTTTTAGATCCAAACTTGTTTCCAGCTTCATCTAAAATTTGTTTCATTAATTTTTCATGGTCTGCATCACTTTTAATACCCACTCTAGCAAAACCTATTCTTCCTGCCATTTGATTTAAATAAACATTAAAAACTTGCTCGGCATCTCTGTTCATTAAATCTTTAACAGAAATAACCTCACCTCTATTTTTCATTGAATAATTAACGTCAAACTTTAATCTGCTTTTTGCTCTTGAAGGTACTGAATCTGGTTTAAAGTCTAGTAATTTAATTAACTTATCAGCGTCAATCTCACTTAAAATATCTTCCTCTACAAGAATATCTCTTAAAACATCTTTATTAGATGTGCTAAATATTCTTGCCATACCAGCATCAACACCAAGGTTTCGTGCATCTACGTTTTTAGCCATACCTTTGCCAATAGCATCTGCAAGTTCTTTTGTTAAATTCATGTTTGCTCTTTGTAAAGATCCACTAAGCAAAGTTTCTGTAAATTCATCGCCATGTTTAGCTCTTATAGATGTAAATTTAGCTCCATCCCACAAATGAGTAAAGTAAGTTAAATCTTCTGGTATATCTTCAAAGCCTTTTACACCTGCTCTTTTTAACTCTTGTAACAATTCTTTAAAAACTACTCTTTGTCCATTTGCTGCATTTATAATATTTTGGTCTAAACTGCTTCCAGGTATCTCAATTTCATCCGCTACTTGCTTTGAAAAAGATGCCCTAGTATCTCCAAATGTTTTCTTTCTATATCCTATGTTATTTGATTTAGCCCATTCATCAAAAGATTTGTTAAAAACATTATAATACTTATCACTCACTCTTTTTGTTATAATAGTTTTGTATATGTCAGCAGAAGCTCCTCCACCATCAAGACCATTCTCTCCATATCTTCCACCCCAAAGCCTTGATAGACCTAGCTTACTATTTAAAAGTCTGCCAACCATATCAATTCTCAAGTTATTCCACCAACTTATAGGTGTATCATCAGCAGCTTCTACTGCTTCTGCTGAACTGCTTTTTATATATCCAGGGTCGATCGGTTGAAACTCAGGGTTTACAGCAGCACCAACACTAAGATTTTCTTTTGGAACAAACTGAACTGGCTCTGATACTTTTGGTATTTCTGGGTCTTTTGGTCTAACAACAGTTTCGCCATTTGCTCTTTTAATAGCTATGTCTAACGCTTTTAAGTTTGCTGACAATTTATTTAATTTTGTTTGATCAATCACTTTTTTTTGTTTGCGAAAAATACCCTGCTTTACCAAAAGACCTCTTTGCTCACCTGTTATTGCCAGTTCAGTAATTTCTTTAGTTTTTTCTAAATGATCTATGTAATCTGCATTTGTCCTAGACCCTTCTTTCAATTCTTTTAAAGTTACATTTGTATTTAGAGCATTGTCACCTGTACCAATTTCCATGAATATTTCGTAATCTTCGTCATAAGGAGACTTACTGGCTACATCACTTTGATCTACAACTTTTTCTGTTCCATCAGCATCTTTAATAGTTACGATACCTTCTTCATCAACACTTACTTTTTCAACGCTTCTTGGCTGACCTTCACTATCGTAAACTGTTATTCTTTCAACAGGTGCTTCTTTAGGAACAGGCGTTTCTTTTGTTGTTGCTTTTATTGTAGGGTCTTCTGCTTTACCTCTAGGTTGCGGTCCAATAAAGTCACTTTCTTTAGCAATCCCTTTGTTAATCATAGATGCTTTAATGTCAAATTGTTGACCTTTTTCAGCACTTTTCATTATTGTTTTAAAAGATTCTTGCAAAGCATCATCCGAGCTTTTGCCAAAAACTCCACCAATTGCACCACCTAAAAACATACCACCAGCAGCCGCATATAATATGTCGTATGGGTCTTTAACTGCATTTTGAGAAACAAGATATCCTTCAATTGCAGCACTGGATACACCACCAGTTGCTAAACCTCTAAATGCCCTAGATAATCTTGTTAATTTACCTCCCCAAATTAATGGAGCAGCAACACCTTCTGTTAATACAGTTGCGGCAATAGCCCCAGGATCAATTATAGCCGCAGTTAATCGTAATGGTATAGCTCCCCATCCATATTTAGATAATGTTTTTTCATTGTCTAGTGACGTTAAAACTCTGCTACGCAATTTTTCTGCGTGAGGTTTACTTACAGCATCTTCTAAAAAATCATGGTATTCTATTGGTATATCTTTTGTAAATTCGTTGTAAGATTCTTCATCTAATAAAAAGTTTTCATCTGGCTTGTGATCTTCTAAGCCATTATATATATAAGACATAGTGTTATCTTCTGCAAAAGCAGCAGAAGTAGCCTGTCCCAATGTTACTTCATCTCTTTCTTTTTCGTAAGCTAGTTGTGCCTCTTGCTCTTCAAGAAGATTTACAGGTCTAGCTAACTCTATTTTTTCTGCTTTTAATACCATGTTATTTATAGAACCTAATACAAATTTATTACATAAATCTTTTTGCTATTGTTTCATTTATAAGTTTTTCTTCAGCTATTTCGGCTTCAGTTTTAACAGAACCTTTTTGTTTTTTGTTTTGAGATGCGATAATATCTACCATTACTTTTTTATTAAGTGCATCTTTTATGCCTCCAAGTTTATCCATTGTGTAGACTTCATTTGGATCGGGGACTCCATCTTTAATTATTATCCATCTGTCAACTCTTCCTGTTAATGGGGAAACTGCTATTGTTCCGTCATAATCATTTTTGTTTTTAAAATCTTGTATAATAATGTCTGCATTGTCACGAATATTGTCTTCATTCATATTTATTGATCTAGGAATTAAAACGTTTTCATGTTTTATGTGACTTTGCAAAATATCGTCTCTTGCTTTATCTGCTGCTTTCTTAGGGTCTGTACCTAATCTAATATATATTTTAGCTAAACTTTCTACCTTTTGCATTACATGAGAGCTATTAGAGGGCTTTGTCTCTCCAAACCAACTTGTTTCATTTGCTATTTCTTTAACTTTGTTTTCAATAGTTGAATATTTAACATTTACAGAATCAGTTGAGCTTTCTTTATAAGCTGTACTTACCATAGTAATAGCTTCATTTAAACCTAACCCAGTCTGTTCAAAAGCTAATACAGCGTTATAAATAGCTATTTCTTCTTTATTTAAATGATTAGTAAGAACCTGCGGACCATATTGTTTCATTTTTCTAAAAGTGTTTGTTTCATAAATAGCTTTTTCCATGTCTGGGTTGCTACCTACAATATTAGTAGTTCCCGTTTTCAATCTATCAGAAAGTTTTTCAGACGTAACATTATTTTGTTCTAATATTCTAAATTGAGTATCTTGATCCTTTCCTTGCAAAGACCTTTCTACAGCAGAATCTAATTGGGACTTTTTTAAATTGTTTTTTATTACATCAATGTTACCATGATTAAGATACTCAACAGCATTGCCAACTATTTGCCCTGCTTTAATTTCTTTTTCTAAATCTAAATTTATTGTGTTTAAAGCTAATAATGAGTTTCTAGCTGATGTTCCGTTAGATGATTCCTGATCTACTAATGCAGGTCTTCCACTATATTTAGTTTCTAAAAGCTGTTTTGATATTTTTGTAAGTTCTCGTATTTTCATTTCTGCTGCTTTAGTAGGATTTTCTTTATATTGCTCTACTAAAATTTTTGCTTTAGTTTGCAAACTTAATATGGAAGACATAACAGACCCTTCAGCTTTTTCTTTGTCCTCTATACTGCTTACAAAAGATTTAGCTTCGTTAACTGCTGATTTTACTCCAGCGTTGCTTGCTTCGTGAATAATTCGACTCGTGCCGTCATTTAAAGCAACATCTTCTACTATTTTTGACTCTGCATTAATTTTAGATTGTATAGAATTGCTTGCTATTTGAGAAATACTTTTACCATTTATTATAATAGTTTTTCCACTAGCTAACTGAATGTTAACATCTTCATTGTTTTTTAATTGTTTTTCAATAGTTTCCAATTCTTGATAAGTAGCTTCACCAACATCTAATTGGTTAGTTGCACTCTCAACTTCTTGCCTATTTATTTCATTTTCTTTTGCTATTGTTAATTTTAACAAAGCATTTTTTATAGTTAATGATTGAGTGCTTTTATTAATATCTTCTTTAGTTTTCTTTAAATCCGCATAACCAGTTGCACCTTGAACTCTATTTACAAATGTACTTTTTTGTACTGATATATTAAATTGCTCATTTGTTTTTATAGAAGAGTGTTTTATAGTTCCATCTTTTTGACTTTGGAGAAGTAATTTGTAAGCATCTGCGGAAGCTTTCCTGTACTCTGGATGGGCTTCTGTGTGACTAGCCATTGTGCTTTCGTATCTTTTTAAAGTGTCACTTACAACTTGACCTCTAATATATTCTTGTTTTCCATAAGCTTGACTTCTACCTTGCTGCTGTTTTCCAGCAGATAAATCGCTTAGTCTTGCAATTAATGTTTTTTGTTCATTCGGTCTTAATTTGTATTCAGATGATATTTTGTTTACTAATTCTGATTGTTTTTTCTTAAATACAGTATCGTATTCTTCCATACTTGTTGTTGTGTCTTCTAAATTATGCTTGTCTAATTCAGCAATTAATTTATTTTCAGCTTGTGCCGTAGCAGTTTTAGCTTCTGCTTTTTTATCAGCATCATAAAAATCATACATCATATTGCCAGCGACTTCACCAAACTTAGCAAGCTCTTGACCTACGCCAGTAAATGCACCAGCAGACGCTCTTGGTCCTAACGAACCACCTGTAGTTACACCTGTTGCACCTAGACCTTTATTATATAATGGTATTTGTGGCATATCTTAAACCTTCCTATACTGGCATACCCATTGCTGCTTTAGCTGCTTTTTCACCTGATTGTAATACAGTTCTGTAAGCTGCTGTTTTGTATTGTTGTGATTGTGCACTTGCGGAAGCTCTAGCCATTGCAGCTTCGTTTATTTTTGCAGCTTCTTCAATAGACCCAGCATAACGTATTCCAATAGCATCTAATTCTGTATTAAAAAAAGTATCTCTTAATGCTTCTAAAGCACTACCAGACATTTGAACACCTGATTTTGCAGTAGCAACTCTTTGAGAACCGACCAATCTTTCTGATTGTTTTCTTAGATTAGCTTCTTTTTGTCTTGTTGCACGCTGTAATAATACTTTTTCATTTTCAGCGACTGTTGCATTATATTCGCCAACTTGTCTTGCAGCCTTTGCTGAAGCCATATTTCCTTTATAACCAAGAACTGCATCTAACATTACACTACCCTTGCAAAACGATAATAGTCCGAACCATCTGGTCCATACTTCTTCATTAAACCTTCATTCTCAAACCCTAGCCATTCAACATACCTTACAGCTTGTTTGTCATTTGTATGAACACTAGCCTGAATACGTTTCAAGTCATTCTCCTCTTGGACATGATCTAGTAATAAACTAGAATGTTTGGCAACTGCAAATGGTTTTTCATAAGCCATACTTGACATAACAAACCACGCTTCACCAACACCTTTCCATAATCCATATACTCCACCAATCATAAATACCTTGCTTTCTATCATTGCCGTATAAGCACTTAAACAACTTTCTTTAACCATACCCAACTTTGAACTTTCTGGAAAATGAAAATTTGTTTCTATCATATCTAAATGCTCTTTCTCAAACTGTATAAATCTAAGCGTCAAATGTATTAGACCTTCTCATAATAGCCAATACTGTCATTGGCAAGGCTTGTGTCTGCCTTATAACAATCTTAGCATCATTATCATACCCTGATGGAAATGATATTTCTTTATCGCCACTAAACAAAGGTACAGCTTGGTCCATGCTCATACTACTATCTCTAAATGGCAACCTATCTAAATTATTAATGTCTGGTCCTATTTCTGCTCCAACTGTTTGAAAGAACCGAGCTGTAACTCCATGTATCCTTTTAATCTTTCCCTGAGCTATACCATCTTCTGCACCAGCTTCCATTCTTAAAGTTTCTACTAATGATGTGTAGTTATAACCAATATGTATTTTAGAGGCACTTCTATCTAACGTAATTGTGCCACCAGACACTGTTTTATCAGCGTGTGCGGCACCATCTGCTAGAATAGTCACAGACACACCTTCTAAATGGTTTAATCCTGTAATAGTCGTTACAGCACTACCATCATAAGTTAACCCACTATCAACAAAAAACGCATCTTCTACATCATCATTAAAATACAATGACTTTAAAAATACAATGTGTCGGACTACCACTGAATTAATAGTTCTTTTAACGCTTAAATAAACCTGATCTTCTGCACCGCTTGGAATAGCAGTTATACTTTCCACAATGCCACTTCCACCTAAACTATGCTCGTGCCATCCTACTGTTGCGTTAGCTCTATCATAAGTTAACCCAATTAATCTGCCATCAGAATGGACAAACCATAATATTAGTTCTGGCTCTTGCTGCCAAACCATGTCAGTTAAGCCACCTCTAGCTAAATGGTCAGCTAAAACTGTTAAATCAACACCTAACAATCCATCAGTATCTAAATCAAAAGTAATCTCTTTTACTTTCTCACCACCTTTTTGAATTATAATTGTACTGTTTCCTGCTCTTAATGGCTTAATATCACCAGTACCAAACGTAGTTTCTCTAAGTACATTAACATTTGTAGGTGTAACTGGCTCAGAACCTGCACCACCAGATAAAGTAAATTCAGAACTAGTTGTTAATAACTGTAAAAATCTAGCAGGTAATAAATGTTTTATTACATTAACTTTATCAGAAGCTATAGTAACATTAATACCATCATCATCATTTATTCCAGGTGTATGATTTTCAAAGTCAGCAGAAACACTACCAAATATTGTTTGAGGTTGTGATGTTGTACTAGCAAAATACAATCGTTCTTCATAAAAGCCTATAGCTCTTGGAAAACCTGTAGTTGCACTAAAACTACCTAATGACCATAAAGTTGTTGCATTACCGCTGCTTACAACACTTGCTGGTAGAAAACCTGTGCTGTTTTTAAATGTAGCAGTAACTATTGTTGCACTTGTGAATCCTGTTATTTTTAAAAAACCTGAACCACTATGTTGAAACTGCCATGTAATAGGTCCATATACTTTTGATCCTGTAAGATGAACTGGCGGAGTGGCACCACTTGTATCTGTGCCTGAATCAGTTTTTTTGTAAACATTGTTTCCAAATCTTATTAAAACATTTTGTGCATAGTCTGTACTAGTTGCCCACTCATCATGTTCCGCTGCTAATATTTCTCTAAATCTTATTAATCTACCAACATCTGTACTTACAAATAAACTAGCTGAAGCTGTAACTGTTACTGAGCCTGTGTTAGCACTTGCATACAAAGTTGTGTCAGTTATATTTTCATCTAAATAAGGACCATCAGTAAAATCTATATCTCCTAATGTCCAAGCTGTGTGACTTGTTCTAGTTAACTTTGCAGGAGCATGACTTAAATGTGCAAGATATAAAACATCCGCTGATTGTGAAAAGTTAATAGTTGCTAACTGAGCTAATGTATAAGTAGTCGTAACTTCTATTATTTCACCAGTAGTACCAGCACTGCCATAAGTTGTGTAAGCGGAACTATTAACACCACTTAATTGAAATGTATTTGTTGCAACACCTGCTACTGTAAACTCTCTGTTGTTAACCTGAGTCATACCAACAACACTAGTAATAAAAACTCTATCACCATTACTCATGCCATGTGAGTTGGATGTTACTACTGCTGGGTTAGCTTTTGTTATAGCACTTATAGCTGTCGTTGCCGCTGTAACTAAACCGCCATCTTTAAATATTCTAATATAATTATTTCCAAACTCTAAAACATAAGCTTGAGTATCACTAAATTCAAAGTTAATTAATCTGACTTTCCCACCATCTTTTGTGGTTCCAGCGTAATATGTTCCAGGTCTTCTTGTAATCCCACCTTGAGGAAACACAATCATATTCTCTATTTCTTTTACAGCTTCATTATACTTCTGTAAATCAATCCTACCTTCAAGTCTAGGTGATATCTCACCTGCTCTAAAATTGGTGATAATAGAAGATACTCTAGCCATATTAGAACCTTGCGTTAGTGTAAGTATCTGCCTGTAATTGCTCTGGATAACCTTCTAGTGCATCCATGCTTCTTGCTTCACTTAACCTAGCTTGATATAATCCATACATAGATTGTGCCAAAGCATTGCTGCCTGTTATAGCGTAAGCTGTTTCTGATGCAAGTTTGTGTGCAATAGTGCTACTTAACAAAGCATCATATAATTCTGTGTCGGTTACTCTGCTAATATAAATAATTGAACATGAACCTTCATTGGACAAAACTTTTCTTCCCTCAATCTTAAACATCACGTTACTGTCATATGCAGCAACATCATTATTTACGTTTGAATTCCAGAAAGACAGAACTCTCAAACAATAAGGGTCAGTAGGTAAACTGTATTGATGAGCAAATCCAAATGATGGAGGATCAGTATCTTGTGCAAGTGTAGCTCTTGTGACCGCTACATTCCATGTGTGGGTTCTAAGAACCGAATCTCTAACTGTAACAAATCGTCTGTTACAAAGTCGTGCTTCTTTTGAGTTTTCTGTTAATGCAGTAATAGTTGCTGCACCAAGTAAATCCATAGCTTCATTACAAATATCTACAACTGATGGCATATTAAACTCCTAGAGGTAAGGAGCAGAATTAACTGCTCCCTACTTATTTTGTTAGTTTACAACGTATTCTATTATGTACGCTAAAGTGCCAGCAGTTCCGCCAGTCGCAGCAAAAGTTGCTGAAACATAGAAGACACCACCTGGATCAGAAGCAACACCAGCCATCTCAAAGGTTTTTAAACCAGTAGTTTCAGGTCCAGCCGCTTCAAATCTAACGTCTGTCATTACACCAGCATCTGCAACAAGACTTGCAAAGAAATCCTCGTCTACAACAACACCTGCTGAAGTATGGAGTCCTACATTAAAAGTACATGATCCGCCTAAAGTGTCCGATCCGACTTTAAGTGAAGTAATAGTTGCGTTTGATGGAATCGCAGCAAGCATAACAATGTCATTATCTGTACTGTCACCAGCCACTAATTCCATAGTTCCTTGTGCAATTCTAACAACACCTTGGTATAATCCAGCAGAGTTAATTACTGGAGGTGTAGCTTCAAAGTTTGCTACTTGGTCTGAGTTTCTTGTAGTCATAGTCTAGCCCTCCTAAGCTGATTCATCACAGTCGATTTGCACAACCTTGGACTCTTCCATACGAGTAGCACCGACACTCATGCAATAGTAAACTTGAGTAGCATAACCTTTGTCTGCTCTCTCATCTATTCTTGCACTAACGTCTTTACCTACACCAAGAGCCAAGCCATCTTCTGCCCATGCAAAGCATGAACGGATGTTGGAAGCAACTGTCAATCTGTTTGTTACAATGAATTTAAAGCCCATGAAAGTGTCTATGTCACCTTGGACAAGAGCTTTTACTGTATTGAAATCAGAACTTGTTACTGAAGTAGTGCCAAGTAATGCTTCAATTTGGTTAGGACCAACAGCAATATATCTAGGTATTGATGGGTCAACGTCAGCTAAATCTAAAATTTTCTTAGCTTGAATTAACTTAGCAATACTCATATCTGCACTACCATTAGCAATCTGTTGTCCTGATGGCAATGCTGTTGAAGTTGAGCCTGTTTCGCCTGTAAATGACGTACCAAGTGCAGCAGTAATAAGCACATCATCCATTGATCTACCCATTGCAGCGGCAGCAGCCATTGCATAAGAAGATGTAGGATCGATTAACATTCTTACTTTGTCTTGATCGTCAATTAAGTCAGCGTATTCGTAGTCAGCTAAACTCACCCTTCTTCTTGCGTGAGGTGTGTCCATCTGTGGTGTGTCGGCATGTCGGCTAGTACGCAACTGTGCAGTAGCAACCCCTACCTGATCGAAAAAAGCATTTTTACCAACAATGTTTTCTACACGAACTGCATCTCTAAGACGGCTTCCCATCTGTTGAGAAAGCATCTGCACGTTAGCAGAATACTGTTGGACAAATGCTGTGGTTATTGAAGATGACATTTAAAGTCTCCTAAAAAAAGTTACATTTGATATTATTTACAGCGTGCTACCCTTTACGGACACTCCTAGAATTTTTAGCCGACTTTAGGCTATCGTCTATCCGATTGTCTTGAGGACTTGTTTCCAAGCTATCCTCCATAATCCATTTATAATATATATCAGCAAGTTTCTCAGGATGCAACATATCTCTTTGTGTTCCATACTCAACCGCAAGCTTCATACACTCTAAACGAACCTCTTGTCGTTGTGTTAACAGGTCATCCATGAATATGACCCATCAATTCTTGCATACGATCTACCGCACGTTGTCTTCCTATTGGATCTTTTCTATTCCAATAAGCGTGTGACTTATCGTTCATAATTCCGTCAACTTCCTGCTGTGCCATAGCTGGTGTAAAGTTAGATGTTCTAGCGTTATCAGATACAGTATCTTCACTTGTAACTGTGCTTTTAAAGTCACCCATAGCCGCAAACGCTTTTATAAATGCAGGGTGATTACCTACAAGAGTGCCATCATCTAGTTTCATTTGCAGCAAATCGCCACCACCAAACTGCTCAACAATATCTTTTGCAGCCGTAACCTTAGACTCAAAAGCAGAACCCCACTCTTTTTGCAATTCTAAAGCCGTTTGCTCTGCTTGTTTTTCAGCTTTCTCGTGTAATCCTTGGCTTGATTGTTCTACAGAACTTTTATAATAATCTAAAACACCTTGTGCTTGTTGTGGTGTAAGCCTTAAACTATGTGCAATATCAGCATATTGTGTTGCTATTTCTTCAGTTATTACGTTTCCATCTACAGCTACGTCATAACCAGCAGCCGTTTCTGGTCTACCTAGTTTGCTATAAATATTATCTAAATCTTCTTCTGTAGGATTTACAGGTAAAGGAACTTTCTCACTTCCTATTAATCTTTGTGCGTTCACATAAGACCTTGCTAGATTACCAACATCTTTTATTGGTGATAGACTTGGATGTTCTCTTAACTCTTCTGGTATCATTTCCATGAAACTGTTACCAGACCCACCTTGTGCAACCTGTGCTGGAGTTTCCAACAATGAAGGTTGTACTGATTCGGCTACCTGTTCAGCAACTTGTTCTGACATATTTACTCCTCTTTCATCATGTTATAAACGTGTAGTATGACTGCTCTTTTAC